TCTATAATTATCCTATTTAGATCAGGGTTTTGCTGTCTGTACCAGATAGGCATATTTTTAGCCTGTTCGCTGGTAACAAAAGTATTTGGATTCCTCATTCTAAAAAGACGCTCTCTTCCTTCTGCTGTTCTTGACAACTCTCTAATTTCCTTTTCACTTAACTGAACCCTTTCTTGTCTAGGGTTTTCTTGTAAATATTCATCTACACGTTTTTGAGAAGGCATGTAAGATCCTATAAAATTATAACCCCCATCTTCATATTTGTTTTTATTTAAATAAGCCATTTTCTTTTTCTTTTAAGATTCTATAGAATCTAGTAACTAATAATTTACCCTTTTGAGATATCATATATCTCCTAGCTCTATTGTGAGCTCTTTCCAGGTATATTTTTATATAACCTTTGTTTAATAACTCTGGGATATTCCTGGTGATAAAGCTGTTTGAAGACCTGTACTCCAGCATAATATCCATGCAAGTAAAGCTTTCTGCATCGTAAATAAAGAATAGAAACTCTATATCAGACGTTTTAAGCTCATAATTATCTCTAAAATAATACAGAGTAGGTCTGTAATGCTTTAAGTAATTATCTTGACTCAAGTTACTAAATTTAATTAAACTAAAGCAAATATACTAAATATTTCTTATATTTGGAATTAATTACTATATTTGTACGGAACAATTTAAATTACAATAAAATGGCATTATCAGGAACGAAAGCACAAGAAGCTACTCTAGGACAATACGGATCAATATTTACTGACTCAGCGACATCAGCAGTGGTCCCACCAGATGGTTATATTATATGTGCTATAACATTTATGGCTGATGCGGTATTAAAAGCAGATGGAGGATTAGTAGCTGAAAACGCAGGCACTAATAAGAAAAAATTTATGAGTACACAAAATGCTTCTCATACAACAGGAACAGATGAAGAAGGAACTGGAGGTATACAAATAGCTAATAATAATATATTCCCAAAAGGTCTTACTATTTACGGACGATGGAAACAGTTTCAATTAAAAGATGCAGATGATGATGGGGGAGTAATATGCTATCTAGCACCAAAGCATTAAGATATGGCGTTAGGGTTAGGAGCTTCATTAGTCTTTGGAGATTTAGCGGGTGCGGGATCTTCTTCTACAGGGGTAGTCATAGAGGACTACATGTGGGAGGCTACTACCTCAACAGGGTCTGGAAGCACATATGACGCAGTAACACCTATACCAACTCTTTATGATTTTAATGATACTTGGGATTTAGATACAGCTACTGGATTAATAAATGCTATGTATGACTACATGCCTGCTGATCCTGATACTGAATTAGAACAAACATATGACGAAGGATATTGGAATGTAGATGCTAGTGGAGATGTTCAGCCAATAGATGCTACAGTATTCCCTAATCCTTACAATAGTGAAGGTTAAATATAAATAATATATAAAAAAGAAATAATATGGCAACACCAAACGTAGTACCTAGAGCCGATCAGGAAGGAGGTTTAGGAACCTCAGCAAAATCATGGGGAAAGCTATTCATAGAAAATCCAACAGCTGGAGGTACTGCCGCAGCTACAATATCCAATCTTGATGTAGATCAAATAGCTTTAGATATAGATGCTAATAATACAACAGCTAACATTCTAGATATACGATCCATAACCCTTACAACTGGAAAAGCTGCAAATATTGATATTGTAGACTCAGGAACAGTTACTGCAACTAACTCTTTACTTGAATTAGATTATAATAAAACTGGTGTTACTGGATCTAGTGCTACTAGAACTGTTACAGGTTTTAATTTAGAAATGACAGACTCAGCTACTAACAATGCGAGTGGATCTGTTATTATGACTGGACAACTTATAAATTTATCTAATACCAGCAATCAAGGAAATATAAAACAAATAGGTCTGATGATACAAGCTCAAGGAGCTGATGCTGCTGACACTACAGGTATTATTCTTATCACAGAAGATGGAGGTACAGACTTCAGTATTAGAAGTAGTGCTGACCAAGGAGATAAATTCACTATAGCGACTACAGCTGCGGGTGCTACAACAATATCCACTATTGATGATGATAATCACGCTGCTGATTTAACTTTTGTTGTAGATGGATTTGTTAAATTCGATGGTGCGGGTATTCAAAGTGGAGGGGTTGAAATAGAAAATGGTTCCGCTTCTGGTAATGCAGCATTATTAATTGACAACGATGACACAGATCAAGTAGCTTTAAAAATAGATCCTGCTAACACAACTGCCGCAGTAATAGATGTTACAGCTAACGACATAACAACAGTATCTATAACAGATTTTAATGTTACTAAAACATCAACGACTAACTACAGCAACTTAAATGGTGTTTTTGGAGATTGGGATTACATTAAAAGTGGTAATACTGGTGACGGTAATATTCATAGATACACTGCTCTACGCATGAATCTTGATGATACAGCTTCAGGTAACCATGCTAATAGTACCGTTTCTCAAATAGGTATCCAATTAACAGTAGATAGTCAAAATGATAATGGTAACAATTTAAATACCGCTTTATACATTCGAGCTCAAGATGCAACCAATAATTACGGTCTAGATGTATCAGCTACAGATGGTGCTGGTGCCGATATAATGATATCAAGCTCTGCTAATTCTAATGATTACGCTACTATTACCGTGGGTGCTGAAGGAGCCACTAAAATAACAACGGTGGATGCGGACACTACTGCTGCTAACTTATCATTCGATGTGGATGGAGAGTTTAAAATTAATTCCGAAGGAGATGTTAATTTAGCATCTGACATAACAGGAACACAATCTTCTGATGATGTAAAAGTAGTAAGTATGGGTGCTGGTTATCATATGATTATAGCAGAGGTAGATGTTTTTGACGCTAATACAACTGACAACGGTGTTATTAAGCAGATAGGAACAGTAAAGATACCTCAGTACGCAGTTATACATAGAACACATGTAATAGTAACAGAGCTTAGTAACATAAGTCCTTTTGCTGTAAATCTTTCAATAGGAACCAACAGTGGTGTTGCTGCTGGTACTGCACCAGCTAATTTGCATGAAGTTGTAGGTGCAGGTGAACCAAATACTTCACATACAGACAACCATGCTGCGGCATCAGATATAATAATAAGTTCAGGAAGTGGAAACTTAAAAAAGATATATAAAAATGTTAAGAGAAATGATGCTATATACGCTTCTGGTGAATTAACAGATGATCACTACCTATATATTTGCAGTGCTGGAACAGGTAATGGTACAACAGATGCGACAGCAGGTAGAGTTCTTGTTTACTTAGAGTATTTCGGATTAGATTAATAAATAAATAATATGGCGACATTAACAGGGCAAAAAGTAAAAGACACTTATAAGAGTTTAATAAAAACCGAGTTATCAAGTGGGTTTGGTTCTTCTTCACCCTCTAGGATAGAGGATGGTGATGGTAATCAAAGTGCTTTATTTTTAGGCAAAGACACAGCTGGAGTAATTGGAAGTTTATCATTAAATCTTTCAACTACATCAACTCCTAGAGCTAACCTACACATAGTAGGAAATGCAGCTCAATCTATGCTAATTCAAAATACAAGCGGTTTTAATAAGTTTTACGTAGGTGATTTTTTAAGTTCTTTTAATGTTAAGCTTGGGGATATTGACATTACTTCTTCTGGTAATAATACTTACCTATATGTAGAAGATCAAGCATCTAGAATAACATCTAAATCAAATTACTTTGGAATAAATCAAAGTGTTCCTCAATGCACTTTACATGTTGGATCTAATTCTGGTACAGCTTTATTTTCTTTAGGAACAAGCACAGATGCCTTTAAAATTACTCGTAGTGGTAATACAAGTTTATTTGTTGTAGATACTACTAATGATAAAGTTAGCATTAATGCAGACGTAGAAGTAAAAGGAAACCTTAGAAGAAGTTCTGAAAGATATTATCTAGAGGAGTTTTTTAAGAGATTACCACAAGGAAATGCTGACATTCAAAATGCTGCTGAAGCAACACGAATGATAGCTAATCCAGACTTTGAATTAGTGGGAACTAATGCTGGAAGTGGAGATGCTACCTTTTCAGCTACTAGAGCTGGTATAGTTATACAGACAGATGGTACAGACAACGATCAGGTTATTATAGCTCCACATTTAGACACTAACCAATCAGCTTGGACAAATATTAAGTTTGGAACAGAAAATCAATTAGAGTGGGAATGTGCTATAACTACTCACGGAACTATAACAGATTACTCTTTTCATGCTGGTTTAAAATTAACAAACACTCCCGTTTATACAACAGATGCGGATCAAGCTTATTTCTTATTCTGCACAGATGACGATCAAGGTGCTCTAACAACAAACGCTAATTTACACTTTGTGTATTCTAATGATGGAACGGATTATGTGACAGACTTAGGAATAGCTGTGGCAGCTTCTACTATATATAGATTAAGAATAGAGATAGACTCAGACAGGAAGGTTTCAGTTTTTGTAAATGATGTCCAATATGGTTTAGTTACCTCAGCAACTGCTGGTGGAGCAACTCAAACAGAATCTGCTCAAAAATCTTTAGCTTTAGCTGACGATCACGACCTAATACCATATATTGGGGTTCAACAAATGGCAGGATCTAAAACAACAGAACTGACAGTTCATTATCAAAAAATTAGCAGGATATTGTTTGAATAAAAATTTTTCACTATATTAGTGGAAATTTAATTTAATACAATATGAAGAACACAGAACAACTCATAGAGGAGATGTGCGAATCTATGAAAGATCTTCTTATACAGAAGAACCGAGACTATGGCGATTCAGCCACTAACCCATCAAGCGTATTTTCTTCAGGATCACCAGTAGATTCTTTATGTGCACGTATAGATGATAAGCTTATGCGTATACAGAATAAAGGTATAAATGATAAAACAGAAGATACAGTATCAGATCTTATAGGATATCTAATATTACTCAAAGTAGCTTTGCATAAAGAAAAACATGATGAATATGAAGACATGGCTGAAACAATAAGATTGGGTGGGTTTTGCAATATGACTGGAACACCTATAGATAATCTTGAAGATTTAAAATATCATTACGATCTAAAGACAGAAGATAATAATAATTCAATTTAAAATGAGTACAATAGAATCTATAAATCCTATTATTAGAAAGATAACTATAGGGGATTTAAAACAAGGACTTACATATAAAGTGGGTCAGTTAATGAACGCTGGGAATATAGAAATAACAGCCATTATACAGGATGAAGCAGCTTGGTATAAACATCAGCAGGTTGTTTATGATGTGTACGTAAAATCTAGGGGCGATGAATTTTCAAGACCTTGGAAAAGGTTTTTTGATCAACCAACAGCTATAGAATTTGATATTCAAGAAAGAGAAAAATACGAAGTTAAATAATATGAGACCAATTAGAGATTGCTACTTTGTGAAAGTAGAAAAAACACAAGAAGATACTATAATAGTAAATGGCAAAGAGTTGTTTTTAGAAACATCTTTCAATGAGTTGAAATTAGCTAGACAGTATGGCACAGTTGTTGCACTACCTGTAGGTTTACCCAAAGGTTTAAAACTAGACATTAAAAAGGGCGATAAGGTTTATTGTCATCATTTTTTAGTTAGCGAAAACAACAAAGTAAAATTTCACGAAGAAGAAAACATATACAGTATTCAATGGAATCATATATATGCTAGAGTAAGAAATGGAAAGTTAAAAATGCTTCATCATTGGAATTTTGTAAAACAAAAGGTAGAGGATGAATCTGAGTACATGACTAAGTCTGGTATATACACAAAACCTGAAGCGGAAGATGAAGAATTGCATGGCTACATAGAATACATGAATGACGAGATGAAAAGTATGGGACTTAAAAAAGGTGATGAAGTAGTTTTTTCTAAAAATTCTGAATATGATATGCAGATAGAGGGGGAAAAGTTATTAAGAATGCGTAACTTTGATATATTAGCAAAAGTAGAAAATGATTGATACCCAAGAAATAATAAATATATGTGTTGAAAACTCTTACAACTTATTAACAGGTAAAAAATCCATAGAAGAAATATTAGACTCAACTGATACTCCTTATTTTTTATGGAATGTGTCGGAAGAAGATTTAGATCTAGATGATTTAGATGAGTTTATAGATTTTATGATAGAGTATTATGAGGACATGGAGTGTTACGAAAGGTGTGCGGTACTATTAAATATTAAATTAAATGAAAGAAATAAATGTCAACGAAAAATTAGAGAAGCTAATAGCATCGGGGAATAGAGCTTTTGATCTTTTACTGGAAGAGGTCAAGAAACCTATAGATCCAGATCTTCAAGACGATAAAGCTAGGAACGCTATGAAAGCAAAGAAAGAGTGTTTTATGGACGCACAAGATATCTTAATGGCTATTCACAAAATACAGAGTCAAATATCAGGAGAAGGGGAAGAAGAGGTTGAATTAGAAGAAAAATCTTTCAAAGCTGGGTTCTCAGAAAAGTACGCCAAAAAATAGACAGTATAATTTATTTTATTATATTTGCATAATTGGCTAAAATTTATTATGGCAGGGTATATAAATGTAAGTGGTTTAAAGTTTAAGCTTCCTGTTAAGCCTAAGAAAAAAGATATATTATTTTCAGATTTAAAAAAGAAGGATCAAAAGTGGACAAGAACTGAGATGCCTGATGGTTTAAATGAAGATACTGTATCTAAATACTCTTGGTTTATAGATCAGGAATTTGAAAGGAGAAGTGATGGAGTTTGGTTCATGAATAATGGGGAACCTACTTATATTACTGGAGAACACTATTATTATTTAAACTGGTGTAAGATGGATGTTGGATATCCTGAGTATAGGGATAGAGATAGAAGATTTTTTATTTTTTGGGAAATATGTAAGCAAGACCCTAACTGTTTTGGAATGGTTATGGTAAAACACCGTAGGGAAGGAGCTTCTTACAAAGGAGCATCTATGTTATTGCACGAAATAACATCTAGATATAATTCTCATGGAGGTATAACAAGTAAGACTGGTGCTGATGCTAAGTCTTTATTTACAGACAAACTTGTTTATATGTTTAGGAGCTTACCATTCTTTTTTCAACCTATAATAGATGGTAGTGATAATCCTAAGAGCACTCTTAGTTTTAATACTCCAGGTCAAAAGATAACTAAGAATTACGCAAAAGTTACAAAGTCAGAAGCTTTGAACAGTAAGATAGATTGGAGAAATACTAGAGAAAACTCTTATGACTCAGTTAAACTTATAAGATACCTGTGTGATGAGGCTGGTAAGTGGACAGAAGCAAGTGTGGAAAAAAATTGGGAGGTTGTAAGATCTTGTTTAACACTGGGAGATAAGATCATTGGTAAATGTTTTATGCCTTCTACTGTTAATGAACTTGAAACTTCAGGAGGAGAGAACTTTAAGAATATATGGTTTGATAGCGACATAAATGAAACAGACGCTAATGGAAGGACTAGATCTGGAATGTATTCTTACTTTACTCCAGCTTATGATGGGTACGAGGGTTTTATAGATGAATATGGCTTTTCTGTTGTTGACACACCAACTAAAGAACAGGCTAAGTTTACAGGCAAAAATATAGGTGCTAAAGAGTATCTTCAAAATGTTAGAGATGCTTACAAGAATAACACTACCAAATTGTCAGAGGAAAAAAGACAAAGACCCTTTACTATAGAAGAGGCTTTTAGAAGTGACTCAAGATACAGTCCTTTTGATGTTGAAAGAATATATCAACAAATGGATTACAATGAAGAAGCTGAAGGGTTAATTGTTAGGGGAGACTTCGTGTGGGCTGGAGGATTAAAAGATACAGTTGTTCAGTGGAACCCTAGTTCACAGGGAAAGTGGAGAATATCATGGTTGCCACCTGAAGAGAGAAGAAATAATATAAAGGTAATATATAAAAAAAAGCAACCTGGAAATAAATTAGAAATGGTAGCTGGGTGTGACCCTTATGACCATGACACAACTACTGACGGTAGAAGATCTGATGCTGCTTGTTATGTTTACAAGAAGTTTAGCATGATGGATGATTTTTCAAATCAGTTTGTGTGTGAATATATAGCTAGACCTCCTAAAGCAGAAATGTTTTATGAAGATGTACTGAAAACTTGTGTGTATTATGGGTGCCCTATACTTATAGAAAATAACAAGGTAGGTATAATAAAATACTTTGAGAGACGAGGTTACTATGAATATTTGATGGATAGACCAGAATCTACACATACAGACAGTAGCAGAAAGCAAAAAACAAAAGGTATACCTTCTACTGGTGTTGCAGTTTTAAATGCTCAAACAGAAGCTGTAGCTAGTTATGTTTATGATTACATAGGTTTAAATAGTGAAACAGGAGAAATGGGTAGATGTTATTTTAATAGATTGTTAGATGATTGGAGTAGATTTGAACCAGATAATAGAACTAAAT